CTGTTCATCGTTTGATAATCGACTTAATTTGGAATAATCGATTTGAGTTGTGGGGTTACCTGGCGGTTGTGTTGAAGCACCAGCACTCTCTACGAAAGGTGGTTTAACAACAGGTCGCTGAGGTACCGCTGCATTTTTACGTTGAATAGAAGGCATGTTATTTGCACCGTAGTATTCATTACGAACTGCACTCATATAAGCATCAACTGTAGCAGTATCGTAATTATCCATAGCTTGTTTGATTTGCACTGCTTGTGCATATGGTAAGTTATTTAGTTTTTCCAACGCCAACTGATTAATTTCTTGGAAGTGAGGGTCTTGGAAATACTTACCCATAGTCTGATTGAAATTATCAACCACACGAGCTCTTTCTGCTTCCGCTTGGCGAGCAGAGAAGATTTCTGCCTTTACGTTAGCAATACTATCAGCATAAGCTGCTTGATGTAAAGGATTATACTCATCAAAGTCTTCACCTAGTGCATTTTGCACTTCTTTGCGTGCATAAGCATCTAATTGAGTGTAATAATCTCGTTGAGTAATTTGTGGTTGTTCTGGAACAGCTTGTTGATTTTGAGGTGCTACTTGTTGCGGTTGTACTTGAGGTGCTTGGTTATACTGTAAACTACGTCGTTCTTCCGCAAGAGCTTGAGTTTTACGAGTGTAATCTTGGTTCCTCATGTATCCATGTAACAACTCATCGAGTGTAACTTCTTGTTCCTGACCGTTTACTTTGACAATAAATGTTTCTGGTTCTTCTGGTTGTCCTGGTTGGTCAGCTTCACCACTAGGGTCCTCGTCACCTTCTACTTCATCATCAGAGCCAAACGCTCCTTCATTGAAAAATACTGGGTTGCCGTCTTCATCAATTCCAAAATCTGGAACANTTGAACTTCAATTCGTCCATGTGTTTTCCTCCTCACTCCCCGTAGGGTTGGTGAATGTCAATTAATAAAAATTATTTCGACCAGCGTTCCAGTTCCAGCCAGCTTGTTTTCCTTTTTTGAAATCAGCCATACTGTCACTATCTAGTTGGTCAAAACCTACACCGTATGTAGGTTGTGGAGCAGGGGCAGGTGTACTAGAAGCTGGTTCTTCATAGTAAGTTGGCTCACTATAGCTATATGAGGATTGACGCTCATATGCCTCTTGAGCCGCTTTAGCTAAGGCTTCTTGACGCAAACGCTCCTGTTCTTTCAAATACTCCGCATAAGGTGCTCGAATTGCTCCTTGGTCCACCAATTTTAATATCTCTTGTGGTTCGAACTCTGTACGAGCTTTCATAGAGGCAATATCATCATCACCCCAACCTAAGCCTTTGAGAGCATCGTCTTTAGCCCATTCATAACCCATGCCTTCAGCAAATGGGTTCTGGCGACGCCATGTTTGTTCTTTTGGGATAGAAGCCATACGTTCTTCAGCAATTTGACCCATTGTCTTAGGCGTAAATTTGCCTTCAGCACTATCACGATAAGACTGCTCCATAGATTTACCTTGTCGCAAGATTTCTGCAATCTTAGAAGCAAAGTCTGAGCTCAATCCTGGGTGAGATTGTTGATACGCACGAGTATCTGCTTCGTCAGCACGAGCCTGTGCCTGCTCTTTTGTTTCAAATTTTGGGGACATACTCACAGATGTATATTCTTGACTTGGAGCAAATTTACCTTGCTCTGGCATTTTATACTCTGTATTAGCCTCCATGCGAGCCTTTGCTTGATTCATTGGCTCACGGCTTGCCATGTAATCTTGGTAATTGACAGGGGCTTCTTGAACCCCTGCCTTTTTCGCAAGTTCCATAGCAATAGGTGATGGAGCAGAACCGCTCCAATTTGTAAACTTAATGTCCATCAAATCTCCTATTCTGGGTAATACCCACGCTGCTTATTAAACTCCTCTCTTTCGAGAGCTTCTCGAAGTTCAGCACCAGCTAGTTTACCACTAACCACGTGTTGTTCAAGAAATCCTTTAAAATCCTCCGATACCACTAGAAGGTTCCGAAGGTCCCTGAGACGGTCCTCGCTGCACGTTTTGAGGTTGTTGATTATCCACTCGTGATAAGCCTCCAACCAATCCTCCAGATAGGTTAGCACCGCCGAAGCCTGCTCCCCCATACTGACCTCCAACATTTTGTTGTTCGTTTGTTCCTGGTTCATTTCCTGCTCCTTGGAATAATACCTGTAATTCAGGTGGTAACATATTTAAATATTGTGGCGGTAAGATACCGAATTGGGCATAATACTGTAATGCGTCAGGTGGTAATTGAGATAATACCTGTTGTTTCAACTGCATTTCCATCATCATACGTTGTTGAGTAATAGCTGGGTCAGTGATATAATCACCATAGTTTTTAAAACCAATGCTTTCAATCCATTTTTTGAATAAGTTGTAGATATTCTCTGGAGTAGAAACCATATAGCCACCAGCGTTAGCCTGCATAATAGCAGTCAACAATGTTTGAGTAGCCATGATAGTAGACTCTTTCGTAGCTATACTGATACCAGCATTAACAATTAAGTCAAAGCTACCATCTAAATCTTCTGGCGTAATTCTCATTTCTTTATTAGTTAAACGAATAACTGTAGCTTGGTCGATGAATTTTTGATTTAGACTAACCATGAATCGGAATAATTCATAAAGACCAGTTTCTGCAAACATACGTGCCACTAATTCAAGACGTTGAGAGCTTTGTCCTAAGATAGCACTGATACCAGTAGCTGTTTTATTTAAGCTATTAGCATCAAGCCCTTGGTTGTAACGAGTAATACCAGTACGGTTTTCTTTTTGTCCTTCAACCCACTCTAGGAATGTGAATGTTTGAGGGGATAAAGGAGTAACTGGCATTGGCATAGCCACTTCATGTAAAGAGTGACCAGCTTTCATACGCACTACTTTACGACCTTGTACAAAGTCGTCGATGTTAATCGCTGTTTCGTCAAGTAACATCTTAGGGTCATTAGTTAATGCCACGTTCTGCATGATTTGACGAGTTAAAGCCACTTTAAGGTCCTGTAATTCACCGATTAGTTCAGCGTAAGAACGCTTAACCCAAATACGATGTGGGTCTTTTGTAGGTGAAATAGCAAAGAATGGGTGTCTACCCATGTAGTTTTGTTCCATACGAATGATAGTATCACCGCAAATAGTGATAATCATATCCTCTAAAATACCATCACCATTGATATCAATCTTAGTATAGCACTCGTAGATAACGACTTCTTGACGAGCTTTTTGCTCTTCTTGAGTAATATCTACATAGTTGTCACCAACTACCTCATCGATTGGGTCATATGAAGAACCTTTAAACTTATCTACCTTGATATCATCAATATTAGCGTATACACCTTGAGCTTCACGCTCACGCAAGTAACTCATTGTTACTGTGCGTTTATGTGCTACGAAATTAGCTTCATCTAAACTCTTAGCATCTGGAGAGTAGATAAACTCACTAATTAAGATATTCTCAATCTTAGGTGCATTCTTTACATAATACGGTGATTGATACGTAACATCAAAGTCGCCGTAAATATCAGGACCTTGGATATCCGTTACCTCAACACCAGTTTGGATAAGAGCTTGGAGAGCTTCATTATTTAGCTTAGCCTGCTCTGTAGTATATCCCTCTGTACGTTCCCAGTAACATTTTATAATACCAAGACCAGTAATTAAAGAGTCTTTAATCCAATTATATAGAATAGGGAAAAACTTATTTTGTCGCTGTAACTGATATACAAGAAGCTCTTGCATTGTTTCAGCTTTATTATCATCTTCTTCAGTAACACCAGCGATAGTGATTACTTCGTCTGAACCAGTGAATACCTTCATTAAAGATGGCAACGCCCATTCAATAGTATCAGCAACATCTGTAGACACTAGGTCAGAAGTTTTAGACAGGATAGGGAACTTATTACGGTAATATTCTTTATCAGCATAGTAAATCTCGTACCGCTCTTTTACGACTGGCTCGATTTTACTAGCACTGTAGGCTTCGGCACGTTTAATGTCGTTTTGAACATACCTAACTACCGTCTGATTCAAGTCCTGTAATACAGACTCGTTGTCCATTTAGCCTCCTTATAAAATACAGATAATATTAGAGTGTTTCATTAAAAGGTATTTTTGCCCCTCGATAACAATAGGTTCAGTGTATGGACCAAATTGGACGATATCACCTTCTTGGACTTCGTTATGAATCCATTTACCAGATTCAAACTTTCCATCACCACTAGCAAATACTTTACCAATAGCTTGAGCTTTTGGGGCAGAGCCCAAAATAATACCGCTTTCAGTTGTTTCTTCTTTAACCTCTGGGATTACCAATACGTTATCATGTAATAATTTCATTACATCGCACCTCCTAATGGAATGTCAGCAGTACTTACTGAACTAAAGTTGCCTACTGGTGGTAAGGCAATTTGCGAAATATAAGCCAGAGCATCTATCAAGTCGTCATGTAAACCTTTAGGGAATGATTGTAACTCACTCTCAAGCTCTGTAAGGAACTTAGCCCCCATAGGGAACCACACACTACCACTCTTAAAGCGTGGCTGCAAGGTAGCGATACGCAATTCCTTTCTACTAGAAGCCTCTAGGTCTTTAACAGTAAACCAAATATTACGCTTAGGCATTTCTTTTTCTAGGTAATGTTTAACAGAAGCCTGGTAGGCTACCTTTTCTACACCAACGTATAAAGGCTTATACTTTTGTACTGCCCTAAAGATGGCATCAATAGTTTGAGAAGGGTCATACCTATCAAAATCAATATCGAGGATAAACCATTTATTATCAGAATTTACAGCTACTGTACAAACTACCGTATAGTCGGCACTTTCTTTTTGAGAGATAGCAAGGTCAACGGTAGTATAAATAGAGCAGTCTTCCAGTTTAAGCTCTGTAGGAGCATAATACATGAAGTATTCTTTCTTAAAGGTTTGCCGTTCTGGGGAAATAGCAATACACATCTTCTCTCTTTCCCAGATATCAAGTTTACCTAAAGCCCTCCAAGCCTCTTTCTCTTCGAGAATTTCCTCTACAGGAAATCTTTCTGCCCAGTTAGACTCTCCATTTTCATTCATTACTGGAATACGTAAAGCATTAAACTTTAACAAATCCTTATTATTAATAACCTGCTCAATAAGACATTTCTCACCGAGGTTATTACCAATCATAAAGATACGAGTTCTCTTACCTAAGAAGTAAGCATCTGATAAAAACCAATCATAATCATTAGTTTGAATAGTATCAGACAAGCTATCTTCCACGTCTTGAGGGTCATCGATGATAATAATATCAGGACGCTTATCCCCCCATAACAAACCACGAATAGAAGAACCTTTACCATACGCTTCCATACGTACGCGTATCTCTTCTCCATTCTCATCTGTAACTACACACTCAAAAGCCTTATCTGATTGTTGTTTAACCTTAACTAAGTTAAGACTGAGGAACTCATTTGATACGTAAGTATCAGCAATTTCTTTTAATTGCTTACTAGCTTTAGTCTGGTTCGCCATGATAAATACAATATAGTTAGCTTTCTTAGTTGGGTAAGTTAATCTATATAGTGGGAATGCACGTAATACAAATGTCGATTTCGCACTTTCACGGAAACCTTCAACGGCAAAGTGTTTATCACCATTTAAAAGAATATCACTCCATAAATAATGGAACCAAGCTGGCTCTACCTCATCTTCTATCGGTAAAAACAACCTATTAAACGTAACAATATTCTCTTTACCACGTCTAAACGCCTCTGCTATCTTAGCATCTGCTTCCTTATAGATATTA